AAGCAGCCCGTACACTCCTAGCCGCAGTCCGTGAGTATCATGCCACTGTTGGTTCCTGCCCAATTGATAGTCCATTAGAAGCCGCAGTTCTCCAGTATGAAGGATTGCTTATCGCTGGACTCAATGACTTGTTTGCAGTAGCTACTGGGTCCTGAAACTAGGATAGTATGCAGGGCTGGTCCAGTCGAATACTTATCGCTGGCCAGCCCATTATTTTTGCCGCCACTCTCTTTCTCCCTAGACAACTAACAACTAATAGATTATGCTTTGCTTATCAACACAAGGAGCATCACATGTCTATCGGTATATACAAACTAGAGATTGGTCCCTGGTTCTACTGGGGTCAGAGCATTGAAATGGAGAAGCGTTGGGATCGTCACCAGAAAGACTTAGCCCGCGGCATCCATACCTGTCGTCCAATGCAAGCAGTCTATGATGTAATACAAACTGTTACTAAGACTGAACACATCACAGTATCTGATCCTTCTACACTAGATAGTATTGAACATGCACTCATCACTGCAGACTACCTCAATCCTTACTGCATGAACTGGCAACGTGATATCATTGAGAAGTCTGATGTTACTGTTACTACCGGACCGCGAACTAAGTACCGTTATGAAGTCACTGAGTCTACCGGCTTAGTCACTGTATGGTCTCAGAAGTCTAAGATGTGCGAACACTACAGACAGTCTAGTAATAGTATTCATCGTACACCTGGACTAGATGTTAGACGTTACAACTTAGAGACTGGTATGTTAGCGCCGGTAGAACTTACTCCACTTAGTACAGAGCTTGAACTTAAACTAAGTCAGGTCTTATTACAATTAAAAATAGAGAGAGGTATATAATGAAATTAGCTATTAGTTACGGTCATGGTGGTATCATCAATGGCAAGTATCAAACCAAAGGAAAGCAGTACACCTTTACTGATCAGGACTGGACTGTATATGAGGGAGTACTTAATCGTGGCATTGCTGCTAGACTAATCAATCTCTGCATTGAGTCTGGTATTACTGTCTATGATGTAGTAATGGATAAAGTACATACTGCTCCTGTAGTTAGTTCAAGTCTAGAGCAACGTGATATAGGACTGGCAACACGTACAGGGCGAGCAAACAGTTTTGGCGCAGACCTGTACATAAGTATACATTGCAATGCAGTTGGCCTTAATTCTGCGGGCCCCTCCCTTTCTCCTAACGGATTCATAGTATATACATCAACAGGTAGAACTAATAGTGATGCAATAGCAGATAAGATTATTCTCTCCATGGCAGATGTACAAGCACCAGTCAATATGAGTAAGCTAACGGAGTATACGCTTACAATAAGAAAGGATATGTCTGATGGCGACCTAGATCATGAAGCACGATTCTATGAACTAGACAAGACACATATGCCAGCAGTACTAATCGAGTGTGGATTCTTCACTAACTTACAGGAAGCACGTTGGCTTAGCAGTGAGGAAGGAATTAATCAACTAGCTACTGCTATATATGTAGGCATGCTAACGAAGTGACGCATGCATGGCCTAGCTTATATTTTCGCGCCACTATTTCTAATACTTAACACCAACTCCCCTAGATAGAACCTAGACTGATAGTTCAATACTTTATTCATAACGGAGTTACTATGGCCGCAATACCATACGAAGAAATTGTTAACCTTGCTGGTGGCTTAATAGGTAGTACCATCGGAGCTATAGCAACACTAGCCCCAACACAGTATGACAAGGCAAGGAAGAAGCGCATACAGACACTAGAAGGATTACGTGACTCAGGTGAACTAGGTCTAAGTGATGCCCAGCTAGCAGAGATAGAAGTATTATCTAATCTAGGTAGTGCTGGAGCAGAGAAGGAATTCTATAGTAGACAGGCAGATGTACTCCGTACCTCAGAGACTACTCCCCAGGCTATTAGATTAGGACAGCAAGCTGCGTTAGAATCCCTGCGCGCGCAACGGTCTGAAGCAAGCAGGGCTGTGATGGGAGCAGAACGTCAAGCAGAAGCAGAGCAACTCGGTGAGCTTACAAATCTACAGGCAGAAGAGAAGGCTAGGCAGGATGAGAAGAAAGCTGCGGTAGCTAAGTTCCTATCAGCAGGTTTGATCAGTGCTGGTCAGGCTACTAATAACATTATAGCTGAGAATAGACTACGCGGTAATGATGCTAGTAATTCTTATGCTACACCCAATCCAAATACAGATGCTAATACAAATGCTACTCGTGAACTATTACGTAAGCAAGGATATAGTGAAGATGCTATTAATCGTATGCTAGGTGCACTTGGTCAAGCCGCACCTACATCTACATCTACATCCGCACCTGCACCAATGTTTATTGAACTATAAGGAAGGAACACATGGAAGTCTATGAATATTTCGCCCAGCTATCAGCACAAGCAGCAGCTAAAAGAGAACAACTGTTTACTGATATAGTACAAACTTTAATGGCTCAGGAGTTTGCATCAGATAAGCAGAAGGTAGAGATGGCAAAGATTCTTGCTAGGCAGGTAAGTGATATCCGTGAACAACGTCGTGGCCTAGATAAGATAGATGTAGAATCATTAGTAGCAGATAGTGAAATACAGCAGGCGTTAATTAAAGCTCGCGCCGAAGATGTCATTAGCCAACGTGAAGCTAAGACTACATTATCTGCTACACAGGAACGTGCTGCTACAGATAGATACACTGCTGATCTAGACTTTAAAACTGCTACACTTGATGCACAGAATGCTTCTCGTACTGCAGCTAGGGAACAGGCTGAAGTAGCATTAACACGGGCAGAGCCATACGTTAATACACTACCTACTAAATCATTAGATACACAGTTGTCAGAGAGTGAAGTTAGAGATGCTATAGCAGGTGGAGTCAATACTGGATTACGTGAGAGTGGGTTACTCAGGGCACTAGCTGCAGCAGATACACCCGCAGGTAAGGCAGAGGTAGCACAGAGAATTAAATCCTTCGTTGGTCGTTATGTAGATAATGTTGCTACTGTACGAAAGGGCAAGACTAATTCAGAATACTTTGCTCCATCAGATAGATCTAAATTAGTAGACAGTGTATCAAGCCTAGTATTAGGTAGCGACTCCAGTCTAGGTTCTCCAGATCAAGAAGCAGAGAAGAGTGTTAAAGCAGCAGCAGATGCAATACCAGGTAGTAATGTTCGTGATGTTGGTGGATATAGTCAAGGTGTTGCTGCATTAGATCTAGCTAAGAAGGAGACTGAGAGATTCAATCGTTTACTAGGTAGAGAAGTTACGGCAGCTGATCTAGACTTCGACCCTAATAATCCTACCTTATCTGCTGCTGAGCAATATGTATTACGTGCTGCATATAACCGTACATTGTTCGATGCAGATGATAGTAATGACTTACCTAGCTATGAAGAGTTCGTATCTGCTTGGAGAAAGCAACCTGAGGTACAGAGCTTTGTAGATACAATCCGTACAAGAGATGATACAAGTCTAAGAATACTACATAGCGGAGATAGATTAGAACAACGTGCAAGTCTACGTGACAAAGAGAAACAGCTACAGACAAGACTAGATACTATGTTTGGTGAGACTGATGGTAGAAGTAATGACGAGCGCTACGAAGACGTTATTCGGCGCGCTCGCATTCTCTACTCTAAACTCTATGGTGGTGATCGTATTAAGTCTGGTATGGAAGCTGCTGCTATTATAAGTAAAGAGACAGCAGGTATGTCACCAGATGAGAAACGTGAGATCATTGCGTCTATGCCTGGATCTGATAGCAGGAAAGAAGTAATGTTAAAAGCTACAATGGGTGAAGAGCTTAGCGAGGCAGAGTTCCGTAAGCTTCATACACGTAGTCCTGCATTAGACATAGGTACGGAAGCTAGTGCTATTGGTAAGTTAAAGGCATCACTACCTTCAGAACTAATAGATGTGAATAACAATTTATTAATTCGTAATGATGATGGAACTATGACTGAGATACCTTTAGAGCAAGCTTCTGTTGTTGATCTAGCGGATAGTATCATTGGTGGATTAGGACCAGATACGGATCCAAAGGTTGCTGCTAAACTACGTGCTCAGGCTAAACTATTAAGTGAACTAGTTAAATCACCAAGACTAGCATATGCAGCCAGTAGACAACTAGGAGAAACCCTAAGCACTATTGGTGGAGAAGACTTCACATATAAAGAGCAGACAAAGAATATAAAGCAGGAAGCTAAAGATCAGATCAAGCGTACTGGAAGTCTTCCTGCTAATTGGGATGAAGCCATTGATGAAGAGAAGTGGCAGCAACTAGGTAGAGAACCACGGGAATTGGATACTACTGTTATAACTCCTACTGGAACTGTACCTAATATTCCTGCCGCACCTGCCTCTCCTCCAGCTCCCTTCATACCTGCTCCTGCTACTCCTAAACCATTAGAGCGTGGCACAGTAGTAATAGAAGAAGCAAAACCTACAGCACGTAAGAAGAGTCCTAATAGTCAATCTTATAGTCAAGCAGTAGCTAAGCGTAGTCTAATGTCAGAGAAACTTGCACCTGATGCATTACGTTCTGCTAGTGCTATGGTAAAAGAGAAGACCGGTCGTACAATAACAGCTAATGAATTAATCACCGCATCAGAACAATTGCTATCCGACTTCTCACCTAAGCAGGTAAAACTATTACGTGACTATGCTAGGCAGGTTGCAGAGCTTGGTAAGTCAGATGGCTTATCTGGATTAGAAAAGATTATCAGTCCTATACAAGATCCAGCTGGATATGCAAAGGCTGCTGAGTATCTAGGTATGGCAAGACTGCCTGAGTATCAGGATATTAATAAACGTTCTAGAGTATAAATAAGCAGAGGAGAAATTATGGATCTATGGGGTAAAACACTAGAGGATATTCAATACCTAGGCTACGACAGTATTGATGATTTCACTCAGTATCAAGATGTCTTCTCAGCATATGGTAGAGTAGTAAGTAAAGAACAGGCTATGCGAGGAGTAGGTCCGTTGTCCCCACCAACACCTATTGTGGGGACAACTACAACTACACCAACTGCTCCTGTTTTTTCGCCGCCTACATCTTCTAATACTAAACAACCTATAACACCAGTAAGACCATTACCTGTTACAGATGCAGAGATAGAGACAGCAGGAGCAAAGAAACAACTAGCCGAACAAGAGAAATACCTATCAGCAGGACATGATATTCCTTATGCTGATATAGGTGAAGACGTATCTACTATGGTTACAGCAGATAGAGATATCACTGGAGCTAGAAGTTTCAATCCATTTGGTAAAGTGTTTGATGCTTTAGATTGGGCTTTGCCTGGTCTTGGTGAAGCTATGCAACCACAGAAACTACAATCTGCCGAAGACCGTGCTGCATGGCAATCTGCTTATGATGCTCAGCGTGAAGAACTTACTAGGCAAGGTAAAGAATACTACGCAGAGCAAGCTAGTATGCGTCCTAATATTATGTCAGAGGAAGAATACTTAGCTAACCTCAAAGACGTAACAGAAGAATGGACAGTACTAGCACCGATGGATGTTGCTGGCCCTATTGCATTAAAGGATATGCCGCTAGACGAACTACTAAGTCAGCGTGGATATGAACGTGGTATTAGTCCTGTTAATAAACCAATGGGTATCTTAGCTAAGGAAACAGGTGGCGAATTAGTAGAGACTGCATTTGGGGCTGGTATACGTGGACTTAATGTTGTAAGTGCTACTCTACTAGAGTTTCCAGAGCAGTTAGGATTAATTGAAGACAGACCATTTGTTGATAAGATGCGTACTGGTGAGGGATACGAATCGGCAGCTGTAAATCTAGCTAAGCAATACACTGATAATGAAGATCTTATTAATGCTGCTTGGGGTGCTGGTTTATTACTAGAGTTCTTAGTGCCACTACCAACTGAAATTCCAGGATATGCTAGTAGATTAGCTAAGACAGCAGTAGGTAAAGCAGTCACTCAAAGCCTAGTAGATTCAGCTCGTCTTATCCCGGGTGCAAGTACGGTAGAAGCTGGGATGAAAACACTATCAGAGATCCCACATATAGCAGCGACAAAGAGATTAGCAACTGCTGTGGGTGAATCACCTGAGACATTACGTACTATTGCTAAGCAGAATGGATGGCATATTGCTGATCTACGTACCCGTATTTTGGCCGCAGCTGATTCTCTCCCTAGTATAAAACCAATAACAGATCTAGTTGCCAAAGTACTTAAGACAGGTGAAGCTACTGCTGAAGAGATTGCAGTTCTAAAAGCTAATAGAATGCCAATAGTACAGAACAATCAATTAAATAAAGCAGCACTTAATCAACTACGTAGATCATATGCTTCAGCCTTAAAGATAGATGCCACATTAACTCCTCAACGATACATTGCACGGGAGTTAGTACGGGCCAAGATTGATAGCGCTGTGTCGGCTGGGAAGGTTGTCCAGCCGACCCAAGCTATCATTGCACCTGGTGTATTAACAGATGTCTCAGATGTAGATAGAGTGAAGAAGAAACTACGAACACATCCCGTGATGAATAAACTTACTGCTGCTATGCTAGATGATTCTAAAGGGTTTATACAGCTCTCACAAGGGGTTGTGAACGATCTTAAAGCTATTGGTGTATCAGGTATCACCGCAGGGAAGGTATCGCTCACAGAGGCAAATAAGATCCTCGCACGTGCTATTTATAATGTGGCTGAACAACTACCGGAAGTCACTACGCTAGCTAGATTACAGAAGACTGCAGAACTAACAACTAGTACTGGTGTAAGTGATGTGCTTCGTCGTGCTATTAGTAGTGTTAATATCGAGCGCACCTTTACTCCTCCAATGATAAGACCACAGGGATTCCTTGCATTATGGAACAAGACTATCAAGCCATTAGATCGTGCTGTAGGTGCTAGTGATGCAGTACGTACTGCTGCTGGCTGGTCAATCAAAGGTAGAGATCCTATCAGTCTATTAATCCAGACAGAGCTAGTGGAACGTATTGCTGGTATTGGTAATGAATTCAAGGATCTGTATCGTAGGTTTGTTACCGAGGGAGCTAGTAGTGATGAAGCTTATGCTGCTGTACTTTCTCATCCTTTTGCTGGGAATAGCAGGGATCTTTTCACTTACTACATGGGTGCATTGTACGGCGGCGTTGATGATGTTACCGATATGTATCTTACTCGTGCAGGTGGAGTGACTAGTACAGTTCCTAATGCTGGGTTAAATAAGTTTTGGAATGAAGTATTTGACGCTGCAGAGACTGGTGGCGAAGGTGCTATGTTTGAACTAGTTAAAGCATATCGTGCTGCTAGTACTGATGTAGAACGAGTCAAGATCCTTACTCTACTTTCTAAACTAGCTGCTAGGGATGAACTACGTAACATAGCTAAGTTCAATCCTGATCTAGTTAAGAGTATGACTGCTAATATGGTTGGTGGATTACGTCCTGTATATGGGCCTAGTAGCGCGGCCATCCCTTTCTTCGCAGCCTTCACTGATAGAACAACAGCTAATATAGCAACTGAACTTATTGATACACTCCGTCTATCTAGTAATGATATTCTTTCTATTAGACAGGTAAGTCGTGATGCAGTACGAGCAATTGAAGATGGACTAAGTGATGTACTAATTCGTAAGGCTGGTGTTACCGATGAGCAGGTAGCAGAGTATTTCAGGAAGTCATACATGTCTTATCTCTTGCGTGAGGAACATGGATTACATAAAGCTGATGCGCTCTTAGATCAAGAACTAATAGATATGGGTACTGTATTTACTGATAAACGTAACAGTCTATTTGCTAAGTTAGAAGCTGGAGAGTCATTTGAAAATCTAGACATAGCAATACGTACTTTAAATAAGGTAAGGGATCTAACAAAGACAGCAGAGCTTACTGGAGCTTGGGAACTAGGTGTAGGTGCTAAGATTAGTACAGAAGATCTAGCCGAGCTTGCTAGGTTTAGAAAGGTATTGGCTTACCGTAGTCCAGGTAAAACTCTCTTCCAAACTATGCAGACTGTAAACTATAGAGCAATGACTTCAGCGGAACGTGAATTGTTTATCAACGGACAACGTAATGCATTAGCTAAGGAACATTTGGCTGAACGCATTGAACGTGGAACTGCTAGTCCTGCTGAAGGTCTATTTGATAGTGAGTATGTAGGCTATCGTGCTATTAACTCTGCACTAGCTGGTTCAGTTAATCTACGCAATACAGCTCAGGCATTCCGAGATCTACGCACTACAGGTCTAACTGCTAATCTGACAGAAGAAGGACTAGAAGAGCTAGCTGCGGTACGTACTATGTCTGCATCTACTGCTGAGTACCTAGAGAAGCTAGATGCTGCATTAGCTAAGTTGCCTGCAGTAGAACAATCATTAGGACCAGTACAAGCAATTACTAAGTGGGGACTGAGAGAATTCCTAGCTCTACCTACTACTGTACCTAACTTTATTAAGAACTCATTACTAGGCGGCGCTTGGCTTCCTAACTTCCCGTATCAGTTTACTAATAATTTCACTGCTTCATGGATTATAAATCAGCAACTACGAGGTAGAGAGGGAGCGATTGGTATTAATACAGTAGCTGATCATATTAAGTGGGCATCTCAACTACCAGCTAACATACAGAATGCTACTAATAAATGGACAGCAGGGTTAACTCCAGCATATGTAGGTGATGATGTAGTAGTAGTTCAGACTGACTTGGGTTTTGCTTACACTCGTAGAATGATTCTCGATATCGAAACCCGGTATGGAATTGATAGTGCTAGCATCGGCGCTGAAGTCACAACAGATATGATTAGAGACTCACTAGCATATGTATCTAGATTGCCTAGTGGTGAGTACACTACATTGATTAAGGAACTAAGCAAAGCAGATGTTGCGGCATTAAAATCCAGAGCCGCAGATGCTATTGGTTTAACTGGTCTAAGCATGTGGAATAAAGCTGCACAAGAGATGGATCTTACCTGGCGCAGAATGATTCTAATGGAGTCGTTACAGAAGGGAGAAACAGTCCAGCAAGCAGTAGCTACTGCTAGAGCTGCATTGTTTGATTACTCTCAGCTAAGTCCAGTAACTCGTGGCATCTGGGCAAAGACTGTTTGGTTCTGGAGATTCACTGAAGCTAACATGGTATCAACTATTAGTCTGTTCCTTGATAATCCAATGCGCTTTGCTAGACTAGCTAAGAACGCTAAGAATGTTGGTTCACTATTAGGTGGAGAGAATAACAATCCAGACTTACAAGATTATAAAGAAACTGCTAGCTTCATCAAGTTAATAGAATTAGTAGATGGGCAGCGTGTAGGAATCTATACTCCAAGCCAGCCGATATTAGAAGGTATGAGCTTCATGATTGATATGCTTAGTATGTTTGAGTTGATGCGCCATCCAGATGCTATTACATTTGAGGTACGTGGGAAAGCATTAGCACAGGATCTTGGTGGTAACATAGGAGTAGATCTATTTAATATTGCAACACAGACTACAGCCGGATATAGATTTACTGACGACTGGTTAATCCGTGAGAACAATATAAACTATATAGATCCAGTATTAGTAGCATGGATGAAGAAGACTGGTACATGGGAAATGTTTAATAGTACATTCTTAGTAGAGCGTAGCAGTACACCACCAAGCGCATCTAGTACTACATATGATGGCTACTACTATAAGCTGGCAGATGATGCTAAGACTATTGCTGCATGGACAGCTCTTACCCAGGCCGTCAAGGTGGTAGGCCTGGGTAGAGCACTAAAAGACACAGCACCAATTACTAGTTACGCTGCTACTAGTGATGCTGAAATTCGCGCTGACATTGCAACTGGTGTTCCTTCTATTGATATTGCTGAAGCCCTCGGTCTTGTCAAAGTTACACCTTATTCTGATATTAACACAGTCGAAGAGCGTAATCGCCGGGCTATACTAAGAGAGTTAAAACATGGAGATAATTGATTTACTAGCAACATTAAACCCTATGACTGCAGTCTTAACCATTGCGCTCTACCTTATATATACTAATGGTGAGAAGTGTGTGGACTACTGGATAAATAAGCATGGCAAAGTATCAACTGGTTTGAATAAGATCAATGATATCTACGATGCTCTTAACTCTATCCAATCCAAGACAGGTGCTAGCGCATGCAGGCTTATGAGTATAACTAATTCTGGAGCCATCCCACGTCCAGGTATTACTCTTTATGCCTCAACAGTGTATGAAATATATGATGAACCTAACTGTACTAGCAAAGCTATTTGGTCTAAGACATGGATGGATCAATGGTTACATTCATACGCTTGTCAATTATTAAATCTTCACGAGCCTTTACTTATTAATAGGAAGGACCTCAAAGAAGGAAGTGTGTTACGTGATGCTCTTACAGTTTGTAAATCTGATATCGTCTTACTACTTGACATCGGACAGGGTATTGATGTATATAGATATTTGCAGATTGAGTTTCCTGACACATATGTAGAGACAGTAGAAACCCGCAATGCAATCCGCACTGCTGTAAACATAATCCGCAACTCATTAAAATAATAAAGGATATATATAATGCCTAATCCAACTCATCCTATTCGTACTACCGTTTTACCTGTTAGATTATCAGTACATAATAGATTTGGTACTACACCTATTGCACTTGCTGCTGATACATGGGGACCAACTGTATCACCATTAGTAGAGTTTGTTCCTATCGCTGCTGGAATTAGTACTGCTATTACTGTACATACTGTTATGATGTTAGCTGAATGTCCAGTCGCACCTACATCTGCATTACTTAGACTGCAACTAGATCCTGCTGGGCGCGCTGCAATGGCTACTCATATAGAAGGTGCTATCAGTGTCTCCGATGCGGGTGCAGATTTATATAACATTACTTGGAGACCAGAGGTAGTAATCGGTTCTAATCAAGCATTAGCTGGTCTACTCCCTCATATACTATCTAGTCCTGGTCAATTCTGGGCACAGTTCTTATTAGACGAAGAAGCAGATGTAAGCCTAGTAGTTGTTACTTATAGTCTTAATGATATCGGAGGATGATATGCCACGTAGTCGTCATCGTGCTGGAACTAAACCAAGACTAGATAGTCTGCAAAAGCTGATGAACTGTACTACGTGGCAAGAAGTAATGAAGCTACCTGATTATCAACCTAGTAGAACTTCTTACTGGCCACATCCTTTCCTAGAAGAACAAGCAGATAGAATCCAAGAAGAGTTAATTGCCGAGGAAACTGAACCTGTTGATCTAGCAGCTTTACAGAGTGTAATGGATAAACTTAAACAGGTACTAACTACTGAAGAATATGAAGTATTTACTCGCTACTATGCAGAAGAAATCTCTATGCGTGGTATAGCAGAGTTAATAAATAAGTCACATGTGCAGGTTAAATATATTCTAGACCGTACTGAGAAGAAGGTGCGGGAAATATTTAAGGGTTGGACATATGTCAGAAATGCAACATCAGAAAGACCTACTCTACTCCAGTTACTGGACAGCTAAACGATTAGTTAATCCTTCTCTTATCAAGAACAAAGCATTAGCTAGCATAGGCTTAACACCAGATACTGTTCTACAGATGATATGTGATTCAATAAGTATTTCAATTGAAGAGGCAAGAGTAGTAAATCTATTATTAAAACATGACTTTAGATTAATAGAGTTAGTACAGGGAGTAATAAATGGAAACGGAAATACACAAACCTAAGCATATAGAATTACTAGAGAAGGAATCACCTCTAGAATTTATTAAGCATATCTTGAGTCTCCAAGTAAGTAAGCTGATAATGACTGAGTGGAAGAATCTAAAGCCTGCTGATCTACTTCCATGGGTAATACTGTGGAAGGAATTGTCTGCGTCTACAGATGAAGATGCAGCTAGTATGCTTAAGGGTATGTACGAGGAAGGATGATTATGAACCAGCATTTAGCAAAACTATGGAATAGTCCACTTGAGTTTATTCGTAGTCTGATGATTATTGATAAGCGTGGGAAGCTAGTGCGCTTTGGTGATGTTATTACTCCTGGTCAGATAGAGATTATTAAAGCACTTGAAACACATAAGCAGGTAGCAATTGTAAAAGCTAGGCAGTTAGGCATCAGTACAGTAGTTAGAGCATTCTGTTTCTGGGAGTATTATACATCTAGGCAAGCTTGTAGAAGTATGTGTGCCGCGCATAAACATGATCTATCTAAAGCATTACTCAGTATGGATAAGAACTTCTATAAGAAAATACCTGTACCAGTCAAACGAAAATTAGAAAGCGACACAATCCAGTATATGAAGTTTGCAGAGAATGCTACTGATGTCCGAGCTGAGACAGCAGGTAGTAGAAAGCAAGCTAGAGGATATACATTAAATACCGCACATCTATCTGAGTATGCATATTATGATGACGCTGAAACTTATCTAGGTAGTATCATTGCCTCGGTTAATGGACGTATTATTGTAGAGTCCACACCTAATCACCATGATGATCCATTACATAAGATAGTCACTAGCAATAGTCCTGAATGGCATGTAGTATTCTTACCTTGGTATTCGTTTCCTGAGTACGCGGAACCAGTAGGTGCTGAGTTCCAGCGTACTGAAGAAGAAGACGAACTAGCCAATGCATTCAATCTAACCGACGCACAACTCTACTGGCGACGGAAGAAGATGTCCAGCTACAATGATCCCTGGTTGTTTAAGCGAGACTTCCCTATTACAATTGAAGAAGCCTGGACACTTGGTGATGATAACTATTTTACTGAAGCACAACTAAGACATTTAATAGTTAAGCAGTTAGACAATAGAGACTCTATGATTATTTCAGAACCAATGCCTAATGATGTATATACAATAGGTGTTGATCCTGCTGGTGGAACTGGTGGTGATTATAGTGCGGCATATGTATTAAGCAAACTTGATCGTGTACCAGTGGCAATACTATGTAGTAATAAACTTAGCATTAGAGACTTTGCTACTCAGGTTGTTGCATTAGCTAATAAATATAACAATGCATTGATTCATTACGAGTTAAATAACCATGGACATGCATTCAAAGAAGTATTAAATAATCTTGTCTACCGGAATTGCCGAAGCTTTACTACTACTACACAATCAAAGATAAAGCTATTCGATGACCTACGTACTGCTATTACAAATGGAACCATAATAGCTATTGATAATAAACTAGGTACTGAGCTGCGGCAATTACAACGTAGGAATAATCTAGCTCCTTGCCATCCAAACGGCGGACATGATGATAGAGTTATAGCATTTTCTCTAGCTATAGATGCTCTCAGATTTGTTACACTTCCAGTTGATCCATACTCTGCAATGTTCATAAAAGAGCGCGGACCACAATCAAATAATATCCTCTCTAAATCCAATCTTGTTAAGAGGTAAGTAATGAAAGAAAATGATGTAAAGGCTATAGTTGGCGCACATAACCGCTATTATGATAGTGAGAAGAAAGCAGAGTTAGAAGCATTGACTCTATGCTATAAAGGTAGATTATTAAAGAGTGCTAACTATAACTGGTCTAGCGGCGAAACAATAGAACCTGCATTAGCTGTACAGTATATTGAACAGTATATGGCTAGTCTATTTCCGAAGGCACCTGCTGTTGTAGTTGAGCATGCCGGTAAAGCTGAAGGTAGTGCTAAGCTAGTAGAGTCTGTCTGTAATAGATTTCTATATGATAAGCAGGGATTGATTGAGAAGGCTATGAGACTTGCGTTTATCTACCCATTTAGTTTCATCAAGCTTGGAACAGTTCCAGCAGACAGTGTATTAGATGCAGTAGATATGCAGCCAGTTAAGCCATGGGATTGTGTATTAGATCTAGATGCTGAGACCTTCGAGCGTAGTAGATATGTAGGTCATAGACTCTGGATGCCTTTAGTAGAAGCTAAGAGAAGATTTCCCGGCAAACAATTTGATGGTGTACTCAAGTCAGATCTGTTCGATAATCCATCTGATGATATGGACAATGGAACTTTAGAAAGCTCTTCTGAGTATGCATTGTATATTGAAGTCTATGAGATTTATGATTTACTCGGTGATGAGGTTATCTACTACAGTGAGCAGTCTCGCAAATCTAGTTGTATTGTAGATCGTAAGTCTCCTATTCCTTTCCGTGACCATGCTGATAGACCTGTAGCGCCGATGATTGATATGTATTTTGATTATGATATTGTTCAGCCTTTACGTGGTGCTAGTCATCTTGCTCGCATCTTCGATCAGGTATTAGAGATTTCTAATCTGCATACTCAGTTCGCACATAATATACGTAGAGACTCTCGTCAGTTCCTAGTCAAGAAAGGAGTCATGAATGAAGAAGCTAAGGGAATACTATCTGAGAATGAGGATGGTAGCTTTGTTGAGGTAGAACTTAATGAAGGAGAGTATATACAGAACGTAGTTATGCCTGTGCCTCAGCTACCCTTTAGCCCTAATGTTGGTTTCTATCAGCAGATATTATCACAGGACATGCAGGCTGCTAGTCTACTTGGATCCTTTACTAAGGGCGAGGCTACAGGAGTATCTGCAACTGAAGCTAGTGCCATTACTCAATATACTAGTAGCGAGATTGGTAAGCTTGCTAGAATCCGAGATAGTGTGATAGAGCGTTTATGTCAGGTATATACTTCTATTATTGCCTGTCTATTAGATGTAATGGATTCAGAAGAAGGTGAGAACGTAAAGGAGATTCATACCTTAGACGGCTCAGTAGAAATTATCCGCGCACAGGACTTTATTGGTAGGTTTAGATTTGCCGCTGCTGATCAAGCTAACACACCTATGTCCTCGGCTAGGAAGAAAGAAGAACTACTTACATTAATGCCTGTATTGCAGAGCCTAGGTGTACCTACAGAAGCAATCCTGGATCAGATGATTAGACTATTTGATTTCCCTAGTACATTCAAACCAAAGGTAAAAGTAGAAGAACAAGAAGTAGTATTGCAGCCTGGACCTGAATCTGTAGTTACTGGTGCTCCACCTGGTGCTGCTGAGCCGTTGCCAGTTGGCGGAGGCGAAGTTGCTGCTGATATAAGAGCTGGTGGCATTGTATAAATATTAACAAATAGAGGTGTTAATGATAAAGGAATATATATTACCTGACGGGAAAGTGGTAGAGCAATTAGTACATTACCCACCGCCAGAGACGCTAATGATAAATAATCAACTAGCTACTCTAATTAAAATCAGTGTGCCAGCATGTATGAATCGTACCTGGGCACAGCAAGCACATGCGTCGCGATAGCTAGCATGTATATAAGCAAGATAAGCAAAGTAAGCGTCGCGATAGCTAGCTTACAAAGGAGATTGAATACCAATGCCTTTATATGAATACGTGACTGAAGATGGTGAGGAACTAGAGGAGCTATTCCGTTATCCTCCACCACCAATTATTAAGTCTACACATGGAAGAATCGCTACACTAAAAAAAGTAAGTATACCAGCTAATATGAGTTATACACTTTCTAATCAATGTGAAACTAGATATGGTGCTACTGGCTATTATAATATGGCGATTGGCAAGACTGTATATAGTGACTTTGAAGCAGATAAGATAGCTGAATCTAAAGGTTATACTCGTGCTTCTAATTATCAAGCTCATGAAATATCTGATAGACTTGAACAGATCCAGGCCAATAAAGATCGTATTGACCAGGATCGAGCCAGACGTGAAAAGATATTCCATGAGCATGGTGTTGATTCCTTAGCTGAAGATTCCCCTGAATATAATAAAGCGGTGTGTGAAGCATGGGAAGCATTTGCCCCCGCTAACGAAATCCTTTCCCAACCAGAGAAGATAAATGACACAAGATATTGAACTAGAGAAGATGAGTAATGAACTAATCAGTGCTGGTCGTGAAGCTGATATGCTTACAGATGAACGCTGGTCTAAGCTATCACCGAAAGGTAAGTTTAAAGCATTAGCTGTTAGTGGAGTAATCCGAGCGGTTAATGACTTTATGACGTTCCTTGCACGGGGTGCTGGACGTGATGCACCTGGTATGACAGTATCAGAGCTTGGACGTGGTGAGCGTGAAGTTTCTGAACTACCTGTCGATCTCTTAAAAGCATTAGGTGTAATAGAGCATATGATAAACTCTTATAATGCAGCTAATCCAGAGACTCCAATTGAGAAGCTTGAGTTTAATACATTGACAGACTCAGTAGATCTTGGTCAGCTTGCTGGTAAGATTGGGTTGCTTATGAAAACTCCTACACTTCTTCGTTGGCTTGAATCAGAATCTGCAATGCCAGAAGTAGAAGTAGAAATTGAAACTGTAGATGAAGACATAGATATTGATGAACCAATGCCTGAAGATCCTAAAACTAAGGCGTTAAATGTTTTGAGAGGTATGTAATGCCAGACGTAATAGCAGAATTAGAATCACTAGTAAGCGAACTTCCAGACAATCCTATTGATGCAGGACTACGTCAGGATGACTATACACGTAAGAGTCAAGAGCTAGCTGTCCGCGCTAAAGAACTAGAACAGAAAGAACTAGCATTAGCAGAGAAAGAGAGAATTACTACTGTAGATCTCAATAAACTTCGTGAACGTGCGAGTATTGAAGTTACAGATGATGATCTCTATACTGCTGAGGGAATTGCTAAGCTTACTAGAAAGGAGATGGCTGCGGCACGATTAGAGGAATTAGCACCACAACTAGAACGGGAACAAGCCAAGGCTGCGGCACGAGCTAGAGAAGATGAGGAAGTAGCCAGTCTACAACAAAGAGTTAGTACCTTCTCTGCTAAGAATCCTGACTTTGAGAAATACCGTGAAGACATTATTAAATACATTGAGCGTCCGGACCTAGATATCTATGATCCAATAGTAGCATACTATGCAGTCAAAGCTGAGAAGACAGAAGCGGAAGCTGCTAGATTACGTATTGAGGTTGGAGAGAAGAAGGCCGCTAGACGAGAAGCTGCTCAGTCTATCGGCCTCGGATCTAGTTCCAACATCGGCAGCCAAGGTACTCCTAGGGATATGAACTTCTGGGAATCTTATGAGTATTTCTCTAAACAAAAGAAAAGATAACATACATTATAAATTACACTTAACACCAAATCCCCTTATTAGAAGACCTTCTGCCGCTGGAACTCGCAACCCCAACGAACAATCCGAAAGCTGAATGTACTAAAGGGGAATCAGACATAGTCTCAACCTTCATTACAACAGGATATATATAACATGTCATATGATTTTAGTACACTAGACATTGACGTCATCAGTACTACCCTCCAGTATCAAATGCCTCGGATTGTAGACGAGCTTTATCAGTCACATCCTTTCTTAAATATGTGCAAGAATGGAAAGTTTCAAGAGTCTCGTGAATCCGGTAGCACAATCCTAACCCCAGTCCAAGTTCGTAACCAGAGCCAGTTCCAGACACTCGCTTCAGGTTGGTCACAGATTGATATAGTATTCCAGTCTGCACTTGATACACTCCAGTACAATTGGGCTTCTAGCTTAATTCCTATTGGCTGGTCAGGTCAGGAGTTGAGAGTTAATACTGGTAAAGCTGCTACCGCTAAGCTTACAGTTGAACGTGCGAAGATGGCTTACGAGCAAGCTCTCCGTGCAGTTGAAGAGCGATTTACTCAAGGCTCTGCCGGTGTAGATGTTCAGCCTGGAGTCACTCAGTGGAATACTCTGAACGGTAATACTTCTTTGGGTTCTAGTGGTTCTACTAGTGGATTCCTCGAAGCTACAGCTCCTACTACTGCATTCGTACAAACCAATACAATCGGTGGACGTAGCCGTACAGGTATTGCTGGGTTGAACAACCAGTTTGCTGATGCTAGTACCTTCTCTGAGATTCGTAGCGCAATGTTCCAGGTAGATGCAGAGGCTAGCAAGTTCCGTCAGGGCTCAGCCACCTTTGATTTAGTATTAGCATCTGGAACCGCTTACCAGCTTTACATGTCACAGCTTGCTGACAATGAGCGGTATGTAGTTGGTACCTCTAAGCGTTTTGATGCGGTTGGTATTGAAGGTGCCCTTCTATTCAAGGGTGCTCCAGTACTTGCTACTAACTTCATGGATGCATCAGGTGCTGATATTAATAGCATGATGCTTCTCGACCTTGCACATATTCACCCAATCTGGGTTGAGGGTGGAGAATTCGAGATGGGCAAGATGCAAGAACTCCAGCAATACGATGGTTTCGCTGCTAAGCTTCTAGTTCATGGGCAACTCTGGGCAGATCGTCTCTCCAGCAGCGCGCTTATCACCAACGTTCCAGCATAAAGGATAAACACACATGTCTGCTAATTTCGTTCAAGCCTTCACTCGATTTCCGGGTGGAGCACTCAGTGAGGACGCAACCCTTTCTAACCGTTGCAACACTGAAGTTTTTATTGCTGGTGGTGCTATTACTGCTGGTGACTGGGTACAATGGGTTAACGTTGCTGGCACTGGTGCATTAATGTGTGCTACCGTTGGTGAGTCTGCAGCTAGCATTGTAGGTGGAAACCTTACTTGTGGTGTTGCATTAGAGTCTGCAGTTGAGGGTGACTTAATTGAGGTTGTTACTCGCGGCTTCGTACTTAGAGCATCTGCTCAAACTGACGTAACTGCTGGTTTGGTCTGTGGTGCCGGCTTCGCTGGTAACGCTTCTGGTGTTGCTGGACAGGCTCAGAGACTAGTAGTAATTGATACCTCTGGTGCTGCTGATACAATCCCAGTTCCTGCTCAGTGCGGTGTTGCGTTGACTGCCGAGGGTACACTTGCTAATGGTACAACTGAGGCTGGCTTCGCTTCCTTCTATGTAACCTGCGGACGATAATAAATGACACCCGGATTCATTCAAGCCTTCACTCGTCTTGGTGGAGATGTACTAAGTGAAGACCCTACAATTTCTAACCGTAACAGTGTTGAGATTCTAAGGGCCACAGGAAGTATTACCGCTGGCGACTGGGTAATGTATGATATTTCGGGTGTATCGGCTGGAGCAGGCCCTGGTGCATTAATGTGTGCCAATGTTGTTGTAGCCGATGAAACCGCAATAGGTATGCATCTAGTCTGTGGTGTTGCATTAGAGTCTGCTACTGCCGGAAAGTTAGTCAGTGTAATTACTCGTGGCTTCTGTCTACGGGCTAAAGCGCAAGATAGTGTATCTACTGCGACTGTCTGTGCTACTGGACCTGCTGGAACTGGTAGTGCGAATGCTTTAGCTGGTCGGGCACAAGTAATCTTTATCAATACCAGCGGAGAAAGTACTACTCAGATTCCTATTTGTGGTATTGCGTTAACCGATGAAGGTAGATTAGCTGATGGTACAACTGCTGTTGGTTATGCTAGTTTCTATGTGACCTGCGGTAGATAGTAATAAATAACTGACATATTAGATACAAGAGAGGTGGTTGGCCGGCTAAATTTTCTGCCGCCACCACCTCTTCTTACATAAAGGAGATACTGTGTATTTGAGCCAACTGCGCGCTAGCCTACAAGATCAAATAGATTTCACTCCACAGAATACACAAGGCATCATTCAATCACTAAATAACATGTTGAATGAAGCATACTATTCTCTCTGGTTTGAACATCCATGGCTTTTTAATACTCGTGAGCATGAGCTTGGGGTATTCCCCGATCTAGATGCCGCTACTAGTCTTCTATGGTTTACAGGTCGAACAGATCCTACTGCTACTCCATTAGTCACACAGATATCCAAGAACACATTTACTTGGATTTATACTGGGGTACAGCTAGACACAGACTTCTATAAACGTATTAATGCTGATATGCTACAACAACTATATGGTGCATGGCTTACAATTGAGAACCGTGACTATCAGATAGTAGATATTCAGATTGGTAATGTTGGCGGTATCGGTCCTGCTAATACGTTCTTTACTTTCTATGTAGATCAACCATTCTACGGAGAGTATGCATCTGGTGTAGATATTGAATTCACTGACTGGACTATTAAGTTCAAGACCTACAAGCTACCTGAAGATCTATTTGAGATTCAAGATGTAAGCTTCAGAGATAATAGAGATGTGGCGGCGCTGCGTTGGGGAAAGATACCAGCTGTTACTGCAAGAGAAGGAGTTAGATTCGCATTCCCATATCAGATTACTACTTCCTTACCAGCAGCATATGTACCTGGCGCGTTCATGCCGTTATTAACAGATGGACAAGAGGAATTCACTACGATTGCTACGAACGTAGGTACTCCTGCATTTCCAGCTGGTACTTATTTCTTTGCCTGGGAACGTATGGATTTAACTACTGGTGCCACGCTTGGTATGTCTGTACCTATTACTATTACATTTGGGGCAGCAACTATTGATAGGATTGACTTTGTCCCTGTTACCAGCTTGCCAGAAGGACAGATTCGTAGATTGTTAATTGGTCAGCGTACTAGCGGAAAAACTAACAGTGAGATCAAATGGAGATATGCACAGTGGTATAATGATAATGTTAACCCACTAGCTCAGATAATTACAGATCCAACTGATAGTGCTAATAAAGTTAATCCAACTATATGGCATTTCTATGATAGTAGCGTTAGACTTACTGCTGCTCAATACAGAACATTAATGACTCAATCTACTAGCGGGCAACTTAATACTAACTACCGTGGTAATTCTATTACTAACTATATAGGTCCTACTGATAGGAAGACTATTACATTTTATCCACGGCCACAAAATATTAACTTCTCTATCAATGATCCTGATGGTAGACCATGGAAGATAGAATCTATGTGTACAGTTAGATACTCTTATCGACCACAGGAATTAAAGAATGAATATGATACACCAGCATTACCACCTGAGATGCATTATCTAATAGTGAAGCGTGCATTAGTATCTGCATTCAATAAGTTTAATAAGCCTGCTCAAGCTAATGCAATGCTAACACAATATAATAAAGAGCTTGCTCCATATATTACTAGATATTCAAGTGAACGTGATACGAAGGTAAGACTACAACAGAGTTGGGGTGGACATAGACCATATGATAATTTAAGTTGGTCTACTGTTAGTTATACAAGTGGGAGATAAGATGGGCGCGTTAAAAACATACATCTCAGTAAATCCAAAAGGTATAGACGATACACCATTTGCTACTGAAGGGGCGGAGCTTATCCAGAATCTTAGGTATGATAGCCAAGGTGACTGCTGGAGTAATGACCGTCACCTTGTCAGTTATGCCAATCCAGATTCAGATCCAAGCATAGAGGCAAATGCATATCCACTCTCTGATATATTGAGTATTAATTCCTGGCAACAATATCTCTTATATGAATATCTTTTTAGCGACATCCATTGTACCCTAGCTTTAAGAATTGGTAATACTACTGTAGACCTAGCCTATAATAGATCTGTACCCAGCGCCACTGATCTAGGTACTCAGTATGTACAGTTCAGTAATTACATGGTGTTGATTAATGGTGATGACTATCCATTGATATACCAAGGTGATAGAAGAATTAGGCGCGTCGGAAATATAAAGCCACCAACCCCACCTGTCTTAAGCGTACCAGCACAAGCAATAAGTGACTATAATGAAGAATCAGTCGGGCTCTTTGTCCGCGCTGGTTCTGTTAGTTCCAATGCTAAGCTGTTACAATTTCCTGCTGCTTCTGGTTATGGACTCGGACTTGGTGCGCGGCCTTATAATTATTATGATCAAACAGATAAAGATCAGAAAGCATTCAGTGAACTAGTTACCAATACATATGAATATGCAGTTAGTTTTGTTACTGACACTGGTAGTGAATCTCCTATCTCTGCGCGGTCTACTAGAGCTAGTTGGACTGGTGGGGGTATTGGTCAAGAGGATGATGCTACTCCTCCTAATAATAAACTAGTTACTGCTACATATGGAATCAATCTACGTAACATTCCTACTGGACCAGTCGGCACGGTTAAGCGCATTCTCTATCGTACTAAGAACATGCAGGACCTATCTGCTGGTGGTGCTGGTGAAGAACTATATTTCCTTACAACTATAGATGATAACATTACTCAGAACTGGCTAGATGCTATACCTGACTCTGGATTGGGAAGTCTGGCGCCGCTTAGTTTTGAGCGCATTCCATTTCCTAAGTGTTCTATCGGTGCTGCATTCCAGAACAGACTAGTCGTAGCAGGTAATCCTAGTGCTGTTTATACACTCTACTACTCAGACCCAGGATTGCCTGAACAGTTTAGTAGCTCTGGCATAGTCAACGTCTCTAGTGCTCGTGGTGGTAGAATCACTGGACTCGTACCATTCAACAACCTGCTTATTATCTTCAGAGAGAGTGCTGTGGACGCTTTGCTCAATACAGGTAATGGACTACAGGTAGTGCCAGTAAATGCGTCTATAGGGTCACTGAGCCCGAATACAGCGGTGTCTATAGCAGGTCTAGGATTGATGTTCCTTGGTGCTGATAGGAAGTTCTACTTGCTGACTGGTAACTATTCAGGTGGTAGTTCTATACAGATTACTGAGGCTAGTAAGACTATAGGAAAGCAGTTGCGGCGAATAAATCCGTCCAGTCTAGCGCGCGCATTTGCTATCTACAACCCTCGAGATCGTGAGTACTGGTGTCATGTACCAAGTCTATCTAGCCCTATTTGTGATCTAGGATTTGTATATCACTTAGATACTCAGGGCTGGTCGATAAGGTCATTCGACCCTGCCCTGAGTTCAGCTACCTTACTGCCTGAAGGATATGTTGCATTCGGTACATTAAATTCTACTCAGGGCTGGCTGCGAGATCCTGGTAGTGAGCCGGTTAGACTTGGTATTCAGGTATGGGGCGGGATAGGGAACTACGCTGATGCAGCACGCTATCCATTCATATACGAATCTAAATGGTTACACTTTGGACAACCAGATTCTATTAAGACTATTAAAGATATTGAAGTATTAGCTTATAAGAATGCATATGTAGATATCACTGATCCTGATCTACCCTATCTTGGTAACATTGAAATCTTCTGCGCTGTTGATAATAGAGAATATTTCCGTAGTATGGGAGAGGTACCACTTACTAATCAAGAACAGAGTCGCACTGGTATATTGGACTTGATTATTACTGACAATGGTGTTATAAATGACTATGCTATCTGGGATCAGAACTATTACGATAATGGAGACCAGACAATAACAGTTAGGGTTAATAACAACTCTTCTACAAATGTAGGCTATCCAGAAGAATTAGACCTAGCTGGACGCATGATGTCTGCTATAGATTCAATGTCCAATCCTACTGGTGGTTCACGTTGGTATAAGGTAAGGGTTGCTTCTGCTGGTGATAACCGTGAAGTGCGTATGCTTGGAGTGATTGTTACTTATGAAGCTAATGATATTAAACCATATACTGCACTCACGGGTGTTGGTATTGGAGGATAAGTGAAGGTATTTAATCCACGTAAGTTTGAATACGGAGAAAGTCTACAACCAGATGCGTATCTAAATCCTGAGTTTCAATCAGCATTTGGTGTAGTTAACGGTCAGATTGATAGTCGTAATATACAAGAAGAGAATTTAAGCGTCGATGTATGTGAAGCACGGGCATGGTTATATGCTGATCAAATTATATTTGAGGATTTACTAGATATATTTTTTCCCGAGGCGGACGGTACATTCGCTTCATTTAATTGTATTACGACTATCAATACACCAGAAGGATTTATGACTGGTTCAATAAGTTTAGTGTACGCATTCGACTCAGTATCTTCTGACTTAACGAATGGGGATGCTGCCAATTATAATGATACCAGGTTGAAAACTCTACCCGTACATAGGTTTGCTTTATTTCTAGATGGCATGATTATTGGTGAGACTGATAACATCGGTTCTCAGGAGTGGACATCATGTCATATTCCTTTCAGCACGCCTATCGAATCTGGTGAACATGTATTGGAGTTGAAAGTACAATTGCCTGCTGGGTCGGCGGCCCCCATCCCGGAATTTGTTCCGATTAATTATGCATATGCCTGGTATCAGGTAAGGAGACGTTAATGCCAAGACGCACACCAAATACTTTATCCGTCGCTACACCTGTAGAAGCCGATCCGCTGAATGAAAACTTTGATCGGTTAGCAGAATCCATCGCCTCAATAGAAACTAATCAGATACCGCGAGGTGGACTTACCTGGGATTCTTTCCGACATGGTGTTAATGGCCTTAATGCAGCGCCTACAGGTGTAGTATTAGCGGCAGTTAGAACGTCAGATGCTAGTATAACTGGAGCAAATGTTGAAACTCATTTAGTAACATTGACTCCACAGGTACTAACTGATGGTACGAATGAGTTTCAAGTTTCTTTCAACAATCCTGGACTATTACCATTCTATGAGTTGGAGACAAGAGACTTTGTCCGCTATTGGTTCACCGCGCAGATTTCTATTTATTGGACGGAAGAACCTCCACCACTCCTCAATCTTGCCACCCATGTATATGTAGTACCACAATTTAATACAACTACGATTGAGTCTTGGAATTCTTACTGGCCAACACCGAGCAGTAATTTTGCCAGTCCAGCTTTTGCATGCAGCGTGTTCTCAGATTTTACCTGGGAAACTACACGTACCGCTACTAATACAGGTCGTGGTGGTGGGATGTGGAGGTCTGTCAGTATAGAAGGTATCTATCCTATTACTACTAATGATTTAGAACGTTTAGATATACGTATGGTTTGCTATACTCCCACCGGTGAAGAACCAGTAGATTACCTCGCTATTGATCTGTCTGCTGCTAGTATGCAAGCAATGCTAATAAAGAAATCAGCTATTTACTAAGGAGTAATACTCATGCCTATATATACACCGATAGTAATTCCGAATTCTAATGTCTTAACTTCTACAGACCTCAATGATAACTTTAGTGACTTCAGGGAAATACTAAATGTAGAAGGGTTGGAGAATAGTAATTTCTCTAGCCTTGCTGTAACGACAGAAACTATTGCTCCACCAAGAATTACTCAGGCCACAGGTACTGGTTGGGCTGTTTACTTAGAGAGCGGTTATATAGAGACACGTAGTCAGGGGAGCGCAGAACTTAGAGCGCCGGCAATTAATGGTGCGTGGACTCCTCCAGCAGGTTGGGAATACTACGAGCCTGACACAACTAGGAATATCAATACTGCTAACCGACCACATAATGGAGTAATTGACACCGGTCCTGTACCTGGTAGTAGTTGCAGTATTACTCTATATAGGAAAGCCTGGGTAGTTATTACATGTCAATATCATTTAGCGCCTATGCATATAGAAGCTATACCTGAACCAGCTGATAATGATGCAGTGACTGTGTTATTAGATATCCGGTATGTGACTAATGGTGGTACACCTGACTTCTGGTTAGACGAGTATGTATTCCGTCAGCCATGGGTAACAGTAGATACATACCTACATAGTAATACTATTCGCTTAGCACATGAACTAGATCCAGGAACATATAGCTTCTTCCTTCGATTGAGAGATCCAGACAATGACACTAGTTATACATTCGTTGGTGCTAGCCATTGGATCTTAGAGGCATACAACTATGAATAAGGTTGCACATGTATTTGGTTTAAGAATTGAGTATACAGTATTGCCTGAAATTATTTGGGTTGGTAAGAAAAGAGGTTGCCGCGAATAATGAGGTGCTTAACTTCTGCAATCAATCCTGACGTTAAAAATATTTCTTGTTAGGTATTGACGGTATATGATTCCGGTCGTATACTTCTTTCATGAACGAGAGTTCTGTTCTTTTTGGGGAAGTGATTCCCGCCGGGCCTGGAATGAAGACCGAATCAAACTAGGCGACGATAGCAAATGAGTTCCTGACGTAAGGTATTCACACGGTGATTCAGGGTTGTGCACGAAGCGCTATGACAAGTCT